GTCTTATAGTAGTACTTATAATATTACTTTCACGGGTGATAGCAATGTGTTTGATTGGTTAATAGGTGATCTGGGCTCAGCTGATTCATCAACATTTGATATTGATGTGACTGGTAGTAGTAACACCTGGGATATAGATCAGGGCAGTGCAACTAGTGCAGAGAGACTGGATTTGGATTTAACTTTGATCGGAAGTAGCAATGATTTCGATATTGATGTGGAAGTTGACGATGCTGTGTGGGATTGGGATCTTACTGGAAGCAGTAATGATGTTCTCACAAGTCAGACTGACGGTGCAAATCATGAAATCAATATGACTTATGACGGCGACAGTGGCGATATTGATATCATTCAGAGCTCTGGAACATGTGCAACCGGTATTACTAGTTGTTACAGTGTGGCTACCATGGATATTACTTCTGATAATGCTACTATCACAATTAACCAGACTGATTAAACTATGTTTGATTCCTGGAATTGCATTTGCTAATATTGGTGAAGTTTCAGATATCAATGGAGTTCCTGCACAGATTGAAAGACTAAGTGGTGATCAATTAAAGGCAGGACTTCAGACTAACATAGAAAGCATGGACCAGGTTGAGACTACCAATGGTAGACTCAAAATTGCCTTTGTGGACGAAACCGAGGTTAGTCTGACTGAGCATACCTATTTAGAAATCAATGAGTATGTTTTTGATCCAGATCCAAGTAAAAGTCGCATGGCTCTAAATTTTGCACAGGGTACAGCTAGATTTGCTACTGGAAAACTGGGATTAGTTCCCAGGGAAAATATTAGTATTCAAACTCCTACAGCAACTATAGGTATCAGAGGAACAGATTTTACTACGACAGTAGATGAGCTGGGTCGTAGTTTGGTTATACTTTTGCCAGACGCTAACTGCCTGGATGCCCGTAGCTTGGAAGCAGGATGTGTTCCCAGTGGAATAATCAATGTTACAAATAGAGGAGGTACTGTGACTCTGGATCAGGCTTATCAGGCAGTCATGGTAAGCACCATGGAAACTGCACCAACACAGCCTGTGATACTGGAAAATATTACTGTAAACATGATAAACAATATGTTTATTGTAAGTGAGCCCAAGGAAATTTCTGAACAACAAAGTGTTGAACAAACATCCAGTAGTGACTTACTTGATTTTGATGACTTGGACAAGGATTTTTTGGAGGAGGATCTGTTAGAAGTTGATGATAATAATTCTATAGAGTTTAGTGCTCTTGATATTGACTATCTGGGAGTGGATTTACTGGGGGATTTACTGGATATCATGGATCTTGAAGTAGGTGAACAACTCAATGAGGAATTACTAGATGATAATCAAGGTGTTGCTAAAATTACTGGTACTTTGAATCCAGGATTTGATCCTTTAACTGGTTATAACACAATCATGGAAACTACCACAGTCTGGTTTTATAGAGACATGAATGGTGTGATTAGTTTAAGATTAGATGCGGCAGGAACATATCAAATTTCAACACAATCTGAAGGTAAAAATAGTTTAATATGTGTTAATGGATGTGGGGGGAGCACAATTTTTATCAAACAGGGGGGAGGATAATGAGTAAATTATGGACATTATGGGCTTTGAGTATTTTAGCTATAATTTGGTGTATTCCTGCACCTGCTAATAATTTGTTGCTAGTGGATCAAACAGGTGATAATTTAAATTTAACTATTGATCAAGCAGGATCAGGTAATAAAGTAAGAAACTTAAACAATCCATCAAGTAAGGCTAGTTTAAATGGTGCTAATTTAATTCTTACAATCGACCAAGCAGGTAAAACAAATGATACTGGATTATATACCAGCGGCACAAACATCACTTTATTAAGTGAGCAAGATGGTGACTACAATGATGCGTTTCTGGACAGTCATGGAAATTATAACACACTAAAAATACAACAATTTGGTGATTATAATTACGGTTGGGTAGAAGCAGGCACAAGCAATAGTAATTCTTCTAATTTATTGCAACTCTATCAGGCAGGTGACAATCATTATGCCTACGTGGAAGCAATTAGTGGTCAGTACAACGAAATGGATATTTTCCAAGGCGGCGGACAAGATGATGGATATATCAGAGCCATTTTAAATTCAGGATCTGATAGTAATGATCTCACAGTGTGGCAAGGCAAACATGCTGATGGTTCAACAGACGGTGATGAAACAGGAGACCACGAAGCATACTGGACCGTAACTGGAGATAACAATGTATTAGCAAGTTATCAAACAGACACAAACAGAGGTGGCGGTGGTGGCTCAGGCCATCACTTAGCAAATATTATCAATGGTGACAGTAATACAGTAGACCATACACAAATGGGCAAAGCAGGACACGATGGCTTTATAGAAATTGACGGCAACAATAATACTGTGGATTTATATCAACGTGGAAACGGTGGTGTTAAATGGGCAGATGTTGTTTTAGATGGTAATGGGCATACTGTAGACGTTAACCAACGTGGCAGTAATGCTGCAACTGCGGCCATTGATTTAACATATGGCACTGGCGCTTATGATTTTACATTAACTCAAAATGTAACTAGCTCAGCTGGAAGTTATAGTGTGACAGGAGTTTGCTACAACGCCAGTGGATGTACTATTACAGTTAACGGCAGTAACTAGCATGAAATTTTTATACAGTATATGGGCAGTGTTTTTTACAATCTGCCTGTTGACATACACAAAAATATCAGACCCTGTGTTTATACAGAGTTTGAGATCACAGACATTTGACAGACTACAATTTACAGACGATGTCAAGCACAGCTCAGAAGTTGTGATTGTTAATATAGGCGAACTTAGCCTCAAAGTATGGGGACAATGGCCATGGCCACGACAGAACATCGCTCAATTGATTGCAGAGTTGAGGCAATCAGGAGCAGGAATAATAGGATTGAATACAATGTTTCCCGAACCAGATCGATTCGGGGGAGATCAAGTACTACAGAGTTGGATATATCAAAATGGCGTTGTGTTAAGTCAGACACCCAGCTCCAAGGGATACAGAACTCAGGGACCGCATATTGGAACCGCTACCATAGGCTCTTCGAAGCCTACACAATACTTGCTACAGTGGAGGAACCTGGTAACTAATATTCCAGAGTTAGAGGAAGCATCGGCGGGCATAGGAGTACTAGCGAGTGCACCACAGCCTGACAACCAAACCAGAACATATCCGCTTGCTATCACTGTGGCTGATAATATATACCCAAGTTTTGTGATAGAAATGCTTAGAACATACACTGGCAAACCTAGTTATATTATTAAAACAACTGACACAGGTGTTGCAGAGTTTGCAGTGCCGCCCTTTGATGCGGTGAAAACTAATTATGATGGCACAGCTTACATAAGATTTAACAATACCTTTGATACTATAGAATATGTTCCAGATCAACCTTTGCCAGATTTAGGTGGGAAATTTGTAATCATAGGCGTTAGTGCTGAGGGAGTTAGCAATCCAGTGCCTACGCCCAGAGGTATGATATTACCACAGGATATTCAAGCCCATATGTTGCAGAACTTTGTGGATGGCAGTAATATAGTAAGAACAGATTTATTTCCCTTAGCTGAATTAGTAATTACAATTTTGAGTATGATTTTGGTGTGTGTTGCGGTATACAAACTCCCCATATGGCTGAGTTTACCTGTGAGTCTTTTATTGATGTCAGGCTATGCATATGGTAGTGTTTGGGCATATACTAACAAACTATGGTTAATAGACAGCACGTTTCCCATACTCGCAAGTTTTATAATATTTGCACAAGCCAGCTTTAATAACTTCTATGTACAATTTAAACTCAGAGAACAAATCAAGAAACAGTTTGAACACTACATTGCACCAGGCTTGGTTAAAAAATTACAAAAAAATCCTGAATTACTTAAACTTGGTGGCGAAACAAAAACCATGACTTATTTGTTTTCTGACATCAGAGGATTTACTCCTATATCAGAACAATACAAGACAGATCCACAGGGACTTAGTAAACTCATAAACAGATACATGACACCCATGACGGATATCACTTTGGATAATTCAGGAACCATAGACAAATACATTGGCGATGCGCTCATGGCTATTTGGGGGGCTCCCCTGGACGTGCCTGATCACGCCAATCAGGCTGTTAAAACAGCACAGGAAATGGAGGTGGCACTAGCCAAATTAAATGAAGAACTTCAGAAAGAAGGTTTATTGGAACTCGGTGTGGGCATTGGTATCAATACTGGGACTGCTGTGGTTGGTAACATGGGCAGTGACAAACGTTTTGATTACACTGTTTTAGGAGACAGTGTAAATTTAGCTGCAAGACTGGAGGGGCAGACCAAGGAGTATGGGGTATTCTATATGTTTACTAAACAAACTCTGGACCAACTCACAGAGTATGATCCCGACGAGCTTGCATTTATTGATCGTATCGCGGTAAAAGGTCAAACAGCTCCAGTTGACATCTATACCTTGGTTAGTGTAGAATATGCTTTAGCAATAAACTGTGTTACACATTGCTATCAGAACTTGTCTTGGTCAGATGCCAGACAGAATCTCAAGCATCTGCGTAAACATAACGAAGTATTAGCAGATTTGTATGAACACAGACTTAATCAGCCAGAACCAGGACCGGATTGGGACGGTGTAGACAGAAAAACCAGTAAGTAGTATTATGACTACCAAAATAGGCATCATAGGACACGGCTTCGTGGGCAGCGCAGTAGCTAACGGATTTAGGATAGACATAGAAAAGCTCATAGTCGACCCTGCTCTTACTAATGTTTCACTTAACGTATTAGTAAAAGACTTTAAACCCGATGGAGTATTTGTGTGTGTTCCCACTCCTGAAACTCAATCTGGTGATGTTAATATTGAAATTGCTACAGACGTACTTCAAGAACTTAATGATCTAAAGTACAAAGGCATAGTTATAATTAAAAGCACTATTACTCCCAAACATCTCACAAGGTTTAAGAAGAAATTTAGCTTATTAAGGCTAGTTTATAATCCTGAATTTCTTACAGAAGCAAATAGCTTCAACGACTTTCTTAACCCCAACATGCAGATACTTGGCGGCAAATGGCGTGACTGTGAGTGGGTAGAAAGACTATATGTTAGACACAGTAACGTCAGAGTTGTGCCCACATTTAAAGTTGATCTTATAACTGCCAGTATGCTAAAGTATACTATTAATAGTTGGTTAGCAACTAAGGTAACATTTTTCAATGAACTTCGTGAACTTTACGACGCTAGTAATACCAAGGTACCCTGGGAAAGTTTTATAGATATGCTAACACGTGACCCCAGAATAGGGGACACTCATATGCAAGTTCCTGGACCTGATGGTAAACCAGGCTTTGGTGGACACTGCTTCCCCAAGGACACAGAAGCCTTCCTATACTATGCTAAACAAATGGGAGTTGAGTTAGGTGTGTTGTATGAGGCAGTTGAGAAAAATAAAAAGTTTAGATCCTAGAAACATCTAATATTTTATCTAGTTTTTCAGTACCACCGTTGCGCATTAGGGTATTGTATGCACCTTGGTGCAACGGCTTGGGCCATACCCCAATATTCACCCAAGCATAACCTGCACTTTCAGAATTTAATTCAGGTATAAATTCTGTTTTAGTAACATAAGCAAAACTATAATAGTAAAATTTTTTGTTACGACTTTGGTATATGTCTATGGGATTAAGCTTTGTTAAATCAGGAACAAATCCTATTTCTTCTTTTAGTTCACGCTGAATACATTCAAATGGAGTTTCACCATCTTCTACCATGCCTCCCCAAAATCCCCAGGTATGCTTAAAACGTTTATCTGAGTTTCTGAGTTGTAATAAACATCGGCCAGTTTCCTGTGCTAGAAAAACTACACCAGCCGCAGTAACCTGAGGTTTATGGTATAAGTCTCCACCATCCACCATTATACGTTCCTTCGTATGAACTTAACCATCTTTCACCGTCCCATTTTAACTGCTTGTTAGTATAGTTATTGGTAACAATTTGTGATTGCTCAGATTCAGAACTATTAAACACTACCTCCCATTCTGAGGAACTGCTATATTCTATGATATCATTGGCATTGGCAACAACATTGTTGTCCGCCCAATAATTATCTCCTCCCCAGGGTGTGCTGGATGTTATTAGATATCTTTGACCTATTTGTGCAGCAGGCAATCCATCGTTGGGCTCCGCATCGTCCGGATTAATGATTCTGTCTATATCTGCAAGTGTATTTGATGGCAATGTATCTGCCGCTGTGTTCCAAATTAATTTACTTGGATCTATGGGATGTTCTTTTACTGTTCCTACTATCATGGCTAATTCATTATCTAAATCATTGCTAGTGTTTATTTTCAGTAGGCTTGTTGTATTAAGTACGCCGCCCTGAATCTCCAACAAATCACTCCATAGTGCGGGGGTATAATCAAGATTAAGTAATTGCGCTTCCGAAGATTCGATTTTAAGACGGTAGTCGTTGGGTGTTATAATCAACTGTTCAGGTGTTTCTGATACTGTCCTAAAGAAATCGTAAAATTGGCTGTCAAATCCATAGTCATCAATATCTGTGTCAGAGAAAACATTTGTGACAATGGTTTGTATAATTTGCTGACGTTTTACTTGTGCTGGTGGATTTATCCATATGGGCACATCAAATGTCATGGTAGAAATATCAATTATATCGTCCACACCAGTAGGTATCGTACGATTGCTCCAGTTTACATCTGTAAGCGTAACTTCAAATATACTGCTCCAATCAAGTGGATTATTTGTACTCTGTATTTGTATACTGGGATTAAAGATTACCATGAGCTGTTCCAGGATTTGCAGTTTTGTATCAGTATTAGGACTCCAAATATCTACCTGTATGGTTAGATTGTATGGCACTGGCATGTAGCGGTTTACAGTGTATAAGTTACCAGGGCCATTTAAATATGTGTTGGTTTGTGGATCAAATTCTCTTTCTGCTACCTGTATAGTGTCCACGTTGAAGGGTTCCTGGGTTCTGCTTTGTTCATATTTTAAACTTTGTATACTCACACTTATGAATGGAGCAGAATTTATAATATTTTCAGAATTGTTACGCATAATGTGAGTAACCATCCTGCTGCTATCTGCATATCTACATGGCACACGATTGTAATTCTCGCCTTTTTCGGTGTACTCTCTTACATGAAAATGACTAAAAATTCTTATAAGTTGAATCAGATATCTGCGTATCTGTTTGTCATACCACCAATCCAGATTATCTGATTTTCCATCTAAATTATTATATTTTCCAGCCATTTTTTAACCTTTGGGTTGTGACTTCTTTTTGCCAGCACAATGTGCTTTTTGACTAAAGCCTTTTGGATTGTTACAGTTTATGGAACTTTTATACTTCTTGGACCATTTCTCTGTAACTATTTCTGATATCTTCATTGTAGTATGTCCTTTCCTCTGCAAAATGCCATTCGCCATTGAGAAACACTACCAGTCTGCCAGTGAATTCATCAAACGCATACATTCTATCTACTGGTTCAAGAATTTCTTTAACTCTGATGTGATCAGACATTTTCTAATCTCTCCATGAGTCTTTCTGCTCTGTTAGTAACCTGCTTGTACCACAAACTGTCTCTGCCTTCTGTTGCGGCTGTTTTCCAATCGCTTTCTAAGATAGCGGCGTGCATCTTTTTAAATTTGCTCAAACGTGTTCTACCCATGTTAAACATCATGTTAACCAATATCTCCTGGACCTCTCCGGGCAAGTTTCTAAATTCGCCGTCACTGTATAGTTTTTCACACTCTGAGATGGAGGTGTCCAGGTCTTTTTCGAAACATTCCTT